AGTCCATGTAGAGGACGTTGGTTGGTGGTTTGGGTTCGGCGAAGATTTCTTTGCCGGTTGCTAGTGCGGCTGCGATGTAGAGCGCGAGCAACGATTTGCCTGTTCCGCCTGGTGCGAAGATGACGACGAGTTGGTTGCGTGGGATGATGGGTTCGATGAGCCAGTCTTCGGCTGGGAATGATTGGTTCCAGAAGTCTGTCCAGTTGATGAGGATGTTGTCGGTCTTTGATGGTTGCTCGACTGGTACCAACGCTTTGCCTTCTTGTAGGAGCTTCTTGGCGAACGCTGATCGGTCGCCGTTGTGGTGCATGGCGGCGGTGTAGCCGAACCGTGTGTATGCGCCCGCAGGTAAGCCTGGGATGCTTGTGGTGAATACTTTGAGGATGTCTTTGCCTTGCCATCCTGTGGTGGCTGAGGTGCCTTCTCGAATGTCTTTGCCTGGTCGTACCCAATGTGATTCGCCTGTTTGGTCGGTGTGTGCGAGTGTCCAGCCGTCTTGCCTTAATAGTTCGGGCCATGTGGTTGCGGCGCAGTAGCGGGATGCTGGTCCGTCTTCTTCGAGCAGTAGTGATGGTGGTGTGGTTGGTGTGGTTGGTGTGGCTGGTTCGGCTTTCGCTGTGAGGAGTAGCACCATCCAGAGTGGCATGTCTGCTGGTTTGTGGTCGGCAATCGAGCGTTCGTCTGTCCATTGATATTCTTTGCCGTTCGGGTGAACTGTTGGTGGTGCTAGGACTTGTCCGCCTATGCCACGGATGTCGATGCCTTGTCCAAGTTTGCCTGACGCTTCGTTACGGATCGGTGCGTCGGTTAGGAAGTAGATGTGTCGTCCGCCGGAGCCTGTGATGACTTCGAGTGTGTCGGGTAGTTTGCCGTGTAGTTGTTCTAGGTCGGCGAGTGTGTCTGAGCCACGGTATTGTTCGCGGTCATCAATGTCTACGACGATTAGGTAGCGGTTGCGACATTCGCCTGTTGCGATGCCTAGTCCGCAGTCTTTGAACTGTCCTTCAAACCATTGTCGGATTGTGGTCGGGTCGGTTGTGGCGGCGTTCTGCCAACCTGACATTGGTGGTCGTTTCTCGCCTTGTTTGATTGGTATGACGCGCACACCTTTGTTGGCGTACGCGAGTGCAGTGTTTAACACGGACATGGTTCTCCTTAGGTGCAGGTCAGTCTAGTGAGACTGTCTGCGGTCACTTGGTTTGTTTGCGGATGTTGCCGAGTATGTCGGCAGGTACTTCTCGGCCACGCAGGTCATAGAGGAAGGTGACGAATCCGATCTCGTCTACTTTCTCAACTTTGTTTTCCATGAATGATGTGGCGAGTGCGTTGATTGGCCAGATGACGAACCATGGTTCGCTGTCGTCGGCGACTTCACCCCACCAACCATCTTGCTTCGAGTGACCGTACTGGACGATGAACGATGGGATCTTTGCCATGTTGCCGAGCTGTGCGAGTGTTTTCGCGCCGACATTGATTAGGTCTAAGACGGCGTGTTCGTGTTTGTAGTCGATGAGTGCTTTCGGTACACACTTGTCGTATTCGACCATGAGGAAGTCGATGTCCATCGCTGGTGTGTTGTAGCCCCAGGTGCGATGTCGGCCTGATAGCCAGGCGTCTCGTTTGAAATGCTGTTCATTGGATGTCATTGTTGCTCCTTGTTTTTCATGCTTGGATGATTGCGTCGAGTTCTTGCGCCAGGGTATTTGATGCCGTTGCGCAGTAGTTCGTGGAATGTGAGTGCTTCGAATATGCGATCCATTCCGCCTTGGATTAGTGCGTCTGCTAACAGGTCGCAGCATTGCCGTTCTTTTTCTAGTTCGGATGTGAGTTTGATGAATAGTTCTTTTTCTTGTTTGTTCATGTGCAGGTCTCCTATTTCCTAATCGTCTTCGAGTAGTTGTCTTGCTATTCGTAGTTTCTCGGCAGCTCCCGCTGATTCGAGTAGCCCGATAGTAGTAGATGTGACCTGTTCAGGCGGGCATATAGTGAAAAACTTTTGTTCGGTTGTCACATAGTTTTGGATGGTGGCGACCAGCACATAGGCGGTGCAAACATTGTCGGCGTCTACCTGTGACTCGATGAAGTATTTGATGCGGTCATCAATCGGGTCTTCGCTCTCATTCATCGTCGTCCTCTAGTTTCTCGCCGCAAACGGGTTTGCGTGGCAGGATGCGGTTCGGTAGGCAGGCGCAGAGTCGGGCTTCCATTATCGTTCCGCCACTGTGCGCGGGAACGGTAGGTCGTTGTAGGCCTGGTTGAGTAGGCCGAGGTATCCGATCGCGTCGGCGAGTGTGTCGTGGTGTAGTCGGTTCTTTTCTAGGTTGGTGCGGAGTCTTGCCATCTTGACTGACACCATGAACAGGAGCGCGTCCGACATTGACATTCGGATGCCGGTTAGTCCTTCGAAGATTTGGATGACTTTGCTGTAGTCGTCTACGACGTTGCCGTAGTCGTTGTTGCGTGGTCCTGTGACCAACTGGTGTGCTTCGAGGAGGATGTCTGCTCCGACTGATTCTGTTTTCATTGTTTCTCCTTTGCGTGGTTGATTCTTGCTTTGGCGATCTCAGCGTATTCTGCTGATTGTTCTATGCCGATGAAGTTGAAGCCTTCTAGTGTTGCGGCTTTGCCTGTTGAGCCTGATCCTGTGAACGGGTCGAGCACCGTGCCGTTTGGTGGTGTGATGAGTCGGCAGAGGTATCGCATTAGTTCTGTTGGTTTGACTGTTGGGTGATGGTTGAGTTTTGGTTTATTGCTTCGGTTTCTTGGGTTGTCGCCACCTACACCGTCAGAGATGATGCGATCTGCTTCACGCTTCTCAGCAAACCCGTCTAGTCCTTCGTTGCGATCCTTCTTGCTGGCTTTCGCACAATAAAAGAACCGTGCAGCCGAACCACTTTCGCTTTTTTGATTAGTGTTAACAAGATTTTCATTATCTGAAACAAACGGCGAACGATTCGGTCTTTGAGTTCTAACACCCCACGAACCTGCTGTATCTGGGAATAGTTCTAGCACTTCGTCTGAACCATCGTGAATAAAGTTTGCAGGAAACCGACCCGTTGATGGAATGCTTGTGATGACAGAGGATGAACCTGCCGTTAATTTGAAGCCAGCGTTAGTTCGTTCTTTCTCATCAAACCATCCTGAAGGTTTTTCACCGTTGTAATCAACTCTGCATCCGTCTATGTTGATGCCACCAACACCGTGGGTTAAAACATTGTTCGCTACTGTGCCGTCGAGTGGTTTGCGGGCTAGCACGATTGGTTCGTGTGCGGGTTTAAGTGCTGTTCCCCAACCATCCCATTGTTTCGCCTCAGCCGTAGCAGGTGCAATAATCGGAACATCAATCCCTGTTTGCTTTATGCCGACAGCACCACGATTAATACCGCCAAAATTATTATCTTCTGCAGATACACCAACACCTCTGCTGTATCCGATGATTTCACCCTTTACACCAGCAGCCTTATCAATCGCCTTACTGATATTCAACGATTTTGGAAACCCTGACCCGTACACCCACATGATCTGGTCACGAATCTGGAATCCTGCATCTTCGATAGCGACAGCGAGGCGATGGTAGGTGCGTGAACCACCGAAGGCGAGCAGATGACCACCAGGTTTCAATACTCGAAGGCACTCTTGCCAAACGGTTACGTCATAGGCGACACCGGTTGAATCCCACGACTTACCCATGAACCCGAGTTCGTATGGTGGATCGGTGATGATGGCGTCAACGGAGTTGTCTGCCATTGTCCGCATCACTTCACGGCAATCGCCAACAAGTACGGTCATTGTTCTTTGCAGATTTCGTATTTGGATTGGCTGAATGCGAGTAGCCGTCCGTTGGGTTCTATGCCGACCCAAGTTGGTGCGTCTGGGTCACAGAGGCATCCTGTGATGCGTCGTGTGTCGAGCCGGACTTCACCGTCGCACAGTTGGCAGACGATATAGGTGTCGATGCCGATCGTGATCACAGTTCGATGCCTTGCTGGATGTGGACGCGAAGTCGGTCTAGTTGTCCGCCGAGTGATTTGATTCGGTCACGACACGCTTCAAGTTCTTGATGCAGTGACTCTGCTGCGTCAACTGCGTTGTCTCGTTGTTCGGTCATGTGTTCGAGTGCGACCGATAGTTCGGCGACACGGGTTTGCAACTCGATTATTTCTTGACTCATTGCGAATGTATCGCCAGTCATTTCTTGCTCCTTCTGTCCAGTTCTTGTTTGAGTGCTGCTATTACTTCGAAGAGCCGATCTTGTTCACCGACACCGACGAATTGTCTTTCAAGGAACGCGATTGCGTCTTGTATATCTTTCTTAGTCATCTTGACCTCCGCTGGTTGGAACAAGAACCTTACTCTGCGTCTCCCTAGTGACGCAAAGTAAGGTTCGAGCCTTCGTCAATTACTTACCAGCGGTCGTCTGTGGCGATCTTCTCAACCTTGGCTGCGAACAGTTTCGGTGCGTTGAAGCCTGCCTTCTTCTCTCCGTCGCCTGAGTATTTGACCGAGATTCGATTGCCGGTCAACTCTGTGACTGATGCTTGCTTCGCGGCCTCTCTTATCGCCGTGATCATCGCGCCACGCGCCCACAATGCTGAATCGCCATTGTTTTCTGTTTTGAGGTTGATGACATACACGAACTTTGGATCGCCGTTTGGCCATGTCTTGGCGACACCGGCTGGATCACGATCTTCCAATTTCTTGACGTCAAGGACGATGCCCGAGTGAACATCACCAATCTTCTCAAACTTCAAACTTGGCAGTTTGGGTCCGCCTCCTGCTAGGAGATCTTGTTCATCTGACATTATTTGCTCACTTTCTGTTTTTGGGAGTCCGTAGGAGTTCGTAAGAATCCGTAGGAGTCCGTTGATATGTTCCACACGATGTCTTGTTCATCCCAACGTATGGCGCGACACAGGACAGCGAACTGTTCTGCACACGCCGCGTCGAGATGCCCTACGGCACCGCCTGCCGTTTTGAATAACACACCCTGAATCGAGTGGCAGAGACTCGTAATCAGGAGTTCGTCACAGTTATCGGACATGATGAGGTCAACTAGACCTCGTCCTATCTGGTATCTGCGATGCGATTTGAGTTGATCTAATGAGATCGAATGACCGTATTCGTTGCATTCGGTCGCGATCTTTTTCAGCATTGCCCGCTGGTGCGGACGAAGCGAGTCGAAGTCTGTTTGGAGTTGGAGTACGCAGGTTCGGTCTACGCCTGTGTCGTATGTTCGGCCTTCGAATGTGTCGATCATTTCTTTGCCTTCTTGCGTGTCAGTTTCAACGCTGGGTCAGTTTCAAAGAACTGGACATCGTTCTCGGCTTCAAGCAAGCCGACGATCTTGATGAGTAGGTCTATCTGCTCGTTGTCGGCTTCACCGAGTTTCGGCACATCGACAGGCCAGAGTGACCGCAACATTCTCTGTGCCTTGTCTGGTAGATGTTTGATTCGTGCTGTCATCCAGTCACGGCGTTTGTCAAGGCTCGGTTCTAGTTGAATGATCTTGGCTGACTCGAATCGTTCGTGTAGGTCGTTGCGTTTACGCCATGCGCGGACATCGAGCGCGAGTTGTAGTCCTTTGCGACCAGCGTTCAGGTCTACCCAATAGAGGTCGCAGCGTCCTTCGCCTGCCGGTAGATGGAAGACGATTGCTTTGTCTTTTTCGATCATTGGCAGGCTGGTTCGTTCGGTTGTCTGATAGTTGTAGATGTGTTGTGCATCGGCGTAGGCAGCCAACTGGATTGCGATTGCCCGCCACGAGTAGGTCAGATCGGTGCCAGTTTTCAGGTCGGCGATGTACATTCGGCCATTGACTTCAACAATGCGATCCAATGTGCCGGCATACTCTGAATCGTCGTTGATGATTACCGACTCGATGTAGTTCGGCATGATGTGAACACCGTACTTTTGCAAAGTTGAAACATAGGCGTCAAGGTCGGCTTGCAAGCCTGGAAGGATTGCTGGTTTTTTGCCGAGGTCAATTAGTTCGGTTAGTGAGTGAAGTGCTGTACCGAGGTTCGCTCGATGTGAACCGCCACCTGCGGTGATTGCTTCTTCAGCAATTTTGTTGAGCGCATTCTTGTCGTCAAGTTTTGTGGATGCTTGCGCAAGTAGGTCGGAGCGTTGGATGAGTCCTGTGATGACCATTCGATTCGCCCACGATTTAAGTGCAGCTTCATCGTCTGGTGCTTTGGCGATTGTGGTGACACGGGTATAGCCGCGTTGTTTGCCGTCGGGTGTTGTGACGAGGTATCGGCCCCACCGATCTTTCGGTGCTTCTTGTCGTGTTTCTTCAAGCATGTGCAGGCTCCTTATTTTCTTGGGAATCGATGTCGGTATTGACTATATCGGATCGGTGTTCGCTGATGCGGGATTGTCGGGAATGTTTTTGTAGGCGTTCCAAAGTTTCAAGAACTCGGTCATTGTCATGATCGCATACCAAGTGTCCACTTCGACTGCACCTTGTTTCTTCACGGCACAAACACCGTGATTGGTGCCACGGTTTTTCTGCTCGATTTCTAGTTCTTTCAACCAGCAACCGATGTCGTGTCGGCGTTGGTCTTTGACTTCTACGGTCAGGTCTTCGACGCCGTCTATGTCGCCGCGGTCATCCGACCATCCGCTTCTACTTCTTTCGGCTCTTGGATGTCCGTGGTCTTGGAAGAACTTCGCCACCATCAATTCGGCGCGCGTACCTTTTCTTCTTTGTGGATTTGACATGAGTTCCTGCTCTCCTTCGTCGTCGGGTTTCATTCCTTCGTTCAACTGTTGTCAGTCCGCCCCACACGCCGACACAATCGTTCGCTATCGCAAAGTCTAGACAAGATTGACGCACCACGCAGATGTCGCAAAGTTTCTTCGCTTCACGCACCGCATGTAGATATCTTTCGTGGAAGAAGATGTCGGTGCCTTCGCCACGACATGTTCCATATTGTTGCCATTCTGGTCGGAGCAATTCGAATACATTCTTCGACTCCGACCAGACGTCAACTATTCCGTATTCGCCCATTATTTAATTTCTTTAGTCCAGCGACGAACATGGAACATTGCATAGAAGTTGACGATTGCGTAGATGAATATCTCTACGCCGTTCGCCGGACTTTCTTGCGGCAACCTTGGCATGAATAACAACATCATCCATCCCACGATTATGAACGCCAATGTGAACATTATTTTTTCTTGCGGTTTCATTCTTCCTCCTTGGTTTAGTAACTCGCCTGTATCAGTTATAGGATATTACGGCACAGATGTGGTGGATGCTTTGCAAACCCGCCAATTACAAGGATTCCATGGCTCAAAGCCTGAGATCCGGTATAGCACCAGCCCAGCCTTCAAGTTGGTGAGCGGGTTGAGTAGTGGTTCTTGGGTGCAGATGTTCATCTGTCGGCAGACCGCAGCCCACTTGTTCCGAGACTTGTCATAGTTGACGCCGTTGATCTGCAACAAGCCTGTGTCGGATCGATGGTTCCATTCCGACACACCTGTGATGTTGCAGTCGGCATCTACTTTGTCTCCGCCACGACGGTTCGGACATCCGCCTGATTCGCGTAGCACCAGTTCGGTCAATTTCGGTATCGCATGGTCAGGCCAACCTGCCTGCTTGGCGAGCGACGGAAGCCAGGACACGTCTCCGTGACGGAATCTGATGGGTTGGATTGGGTCGAGCCTGTCAGCCATTGGTGGTTGCCAGAGTGGCTGTAATGCGTTTACAGCGTCGCTGGTGTGGGCTGGTGCGGAGGCTGCCTGTGCTATGCCGAGGCTGATGGTAAGGCTGGTGAGTGTTGCCATGATTGCGGTGAGTATGCGCATCGTGGTCCTTTCGTAAGTGCAGGAATAACGCAACCAGAAGGAGGTGACTGGTTGCGGTGCTACATCAACCCTAGTGGGGAGCGCACCTTTCAACCTTAGCCGATGGCACCCGATTTTCGCTAGTTTTAGCGGTCTTGAGAATTAATTTCTAGATCCATCAACACTTTGATGCCGACAACCATCTTCACGGGTATGTGCAGAACGTGGTCGATGTTGTCTTCGTTGCGTGATTGGTAGATGGTGACGTGGTCAGGTTTGCCGCCATCGGATGTGGCGAGCAGGAACCCGACTGTTTGGACGATTGCTGGGTCGAGGTCTAGGTCTTTGATGTTGACCCATGATTCGGATCCGCTGTGCGCATCATGCCAGGTGACAAGTACGGCGGTCACTTCTTCTTGCGTGTCGCAACCTGCTTGACCTTTAGGTCTTTGCTCGGCTCCTTGGTTAGATGCCAGTCGAGGTGACTGGTTAGTTTCGCGCCTTGTTTTCCGACCATGTCGATCAGGTTGTCTAGTCGCTTTTGGACGATGGCGTGGTCTTTGCGGTTTTCTTTGGCGAGGTTGCGCATCTCGATGATGGCGACGATGATTCCGCCGAGTGCTGCGACTACTGCGGCGAAGACGACAGCAAGTCCGGCATCCATGTCACACTGCCTCTTGTTTGACTTTGGCGAACGCTTCACGCATCGCCTCAGGGTTGTTCGACATGGCTGGGCTCACCTCGACATGGATCCAGTCACCCATTGGCGCACCGCTAATTGTTTTCTTGGTATAAATAGACCAACTGCCACGGTCACATCGCCAACCTCTGCCGTGTGGCATCGGGAAATAGTCAAAGATTGCTTCGATGCCGAATGCGTCAGCGTTCTTCACAAGGAAGTCGATTGCTTCCATTGCTTGTTTGCGTCCGCCTTCGGCGATACCACGCTTCTCTTTGGGCATGTGCCGATAAGACAGATCAACTGCTCGGCCTGTGGCATGTACGGACAAAGTCTTTTTGCCTCGCATCGGTCGGTTCACATAACTGCCGTTATTCCAGAGTGCCGGATACATTTTGGTCATCTGGTTGATGAACACTCTCAACCCTTTGGTTTCACCTGCCGCAATCCCATCCTTGCTGCCTGTGTATGGTCGTTTCATTTTTTCTTCTTGCCGTTGCTTGCGCCGAATGCTTGTCGAACTTCTTCGGATGTGAGAACACCGTCAACCGAAGCGGCTGCGAGTTTCTGCACAACCGTGATCACAGCCATCGCTCCAGCCATCATCGCCGACTTCGTCACCGATACACCAATGACCGCACCAGTCGTAATCGCTGGGAGTGCTGTCGAGAGGAACAGGCTGAACAGTCTTTGTCCGATGTCAAAGAACTTTGCTGCTGTTGGGTGCTGTTTAATCTTCATGTCCTGATCCATCTTCTTCTCCTTTGTCGGTTAATACTCCTGCCAAGTGTAGTGCGAGGGACATGAACGTGAATATCAATGCCCATGTTTGCAGGCTTCCAGACAAGGTCATGATGGTGATAGCCGACGCTCCGAGCGTGAAACCGAGGGCAAATATCTCTTTGCGTAATTTGGCGAACATTCTAATTTTCTCTTCTGCGCAGGCCCGCTCCTACCGCAACAAGTGTATTAGAAACAGCAACCAATGTTCTACGCTGACCGACAGGAATGGTCTGCCCAACCATCTGGAACGAATCGAATACGCCCGCGAACACGTTGATTGTGTCTTGGAATGCTTGCTTGACTTTTGTTGGTGCTTCGTTCAGGACTGCGACGAGTTCGTCTGCTTGTTCGACTGTGATTTCTTCTACGACTAGTTCTTCGAATATCTGTTCGGCTTGGTCTTGGGTGATCGCCGCCAAGACTTCAGGACTTGATGCGATACTGACTGCCTGGTCAGAAGATAGTGCGGTTGTCAAGATCTGCTCGATGGCTGCGACTACTTGTGCCGGTGACGCATCTTTCAACTCGTCTAGCACTTCGGCGACCTTCTCGTCTGTGATCGGTTGTTCAGGCTTGATGTCAAGTAGCGTGGTGGTTGATGAGATCTCTGTTGTTGGTGTTGTCGTTTGTGGGATATCTGTTTCTTGCGTCGGCTCTGATGTTGGCACATTTGTTTCGTCGGACAGAGTTAGAGGCGGAACAGAAGAAGTTGGATCAGTTGTATTGGGAAGAGGTAAGGAAGGATCGGTTGTAGATGTTTCGAGAATCGTGGTGGATGTTGTGGGTTCGGGTTCAGGCAAGACGGTTGTGGTCGTTGTGGATTGCTCTGGTAAAGAAGTTGACGAACTACTAGTTGTGGTTTGAGGAGGAGTGTATGGTGCTTGCGTTGTTGTCGGAGCTGGTGCAGTTGTTGTGGTCGTGGTTGTCGTGGTACTTGTCGTTGATGTGGTTGTGTCTATCTGAACTTGTTCGGTGGTTGTGGTCGTTTCTTGAGGAAGGGTTGTTGTAGATGAAGAAGTTGAAGTCGTTGTTGTGGATTCTTCAACTGTTGTCGATGTCGGTGGCAGCGTTGTTGTGGTTGTCGTGGTCGTGGATGTTGTGGTGGTCGTTGACGAAGTAGTGGTAGTCGACGAAGTAGTTGTGGTCGCAGGGTTGTTTATGACCGCATCAACGCTTCCCTTCTCACCGTACAAGCAATAGCCGATTGGGTCGGGTCTGCCGACACAAGCATTAGAACCCGCCTTCACTTTGAATCGCAAGTTCTCGCCGGTGTAGTTGTATATCCATGATCCGAATGTGTAGGCATGGTTCTCCGCTTCTGTCCACACCGCCCAACCTCCTGACTCGACTCCGTCTGTCAGTTTGTAGAACTCGACAACATAGATGTCAATGCGGTCATAGTTGCTGACTTCGGGTTCATCCCACTTGACGGTGATGCCGTTGTTGGCTGCTGGTTCGGTTGTCAGGTTTTGTGGTGCGTTGTAGTACGGATTCGACGGAACTTCAATCGCCGATACAACAGTCGGCCAGAACGCGAACAGGATCGCTGGTAGCGGTATAAGCCACCTTGTTAGATTGCGACCCACACTTTAAGACTCGGCAGGTTCTTCAACTACAGGTTCTTCAACTACAGGTGCAACAAACTCGTCAGCAACAGGGTCATAGGTGTAACCGATACCTGCGTATGTGCCACGAAAGTTTCCGTTGTAAGAAGTGCGTTTACAAGTCAAGCCTGAGTGCCACGGTTGGTTCTCGTAGAATTGTTCCCACGCTTCAGTCGAACCACCAACTTCTACGCCGTTATCTAGTTGCGTAACTGTTTCATCAACGCCCGTGATTACTTTCACGACAATGTTGTTGCTATCTATAAGTGCGTAGTGTGCCATTATGACCAACTCACATTCCCTGAACCAGCAGTAATTGAAACGACTGTATCAGTTCCGTCTATTACTGATGATGATGTTAAGCCTGCACCAACAGTTATATTAAGCGTGTTTGAGTAACGGAAAATGACTATACCTGAACCGCCTGCTGCGCCCTGCCCAGTCGTGTTGCTTTGCCTTCGTGCGCCACCGCCACCGCCACCAGTATTGACTGTGCCTGCTGTTCCGTTGTTGTTGCTTGTGCCGCCTGCGCCACCTCCGCCTGATCCGCCACTTCCTGCTGTGCCATTACCGCCACCGCCACCGCCACCAGCATAATCAACTGATGAGCCTGTTATTGAAGACGATTGCCCAGCACCACCATTACCACCGTCAGAGCCACCACTAACATTTGTGCCGACTGCGCCTGCGCCACCACCGCCAGCCCCACCGAATGAGTTGGCACTTTGACCGCCATTATTGCCCTGCGAAGGACTTGTCGCTGGCGTGTTTCCAGTTCCACCAGTATTCGTTCCCGAACCACTTGCACCGCCACCACCGCCACCCGAACCACCGTTGAGACCAGAACTAAATCCGTTTGCGCCACCGCCACCGCCACCAGCAGATGTGATAGTAGAAAAAACTGAACTACTACCAGAGCCACCTCTAGCGGTGCTGCCACCGCTGACATTAGTTCCTGCACCACCACCGCCGATTGTGACGGTGTAATTTGTGTCAGCATCAATAGCAAATGCTGTGTCTGTTCTAAATCCACCGCCACCGCCACCAGCGCCTTGTGAAGCACCGCCACCGCCACCACCTGCAACAACAAGAACATCAACGACAAAAGGATAAGAAAAAGTATTTCCCCAACTTGATACCGCTTGCCCTACCCGTGTGCGAGAACCGTATCTAGACATTGTTAAACCTTACGCCGTGATTCGGTTTACATAACCTGCAATGTTCACCACATCTGCCGTTGCACAAAACGCCCGAACGATTAACGGTGTTGCGTTGCCTTTGATAACAAGACCAGGCACTATCAGAAACAAACCTGATTCGGAAGGAACAGTGAACTCAATCAAGTCATCAGGCGAAGAAACACCACCCCACTCAATCGTCAATTTACGGTTAGTAGTATCCGAGTTCACCGCATACAACCAAACCTCATCAAAAGTTGTAGCCGTAGCCGAACCAGTATGAATTGTTGTGCCAGCCGTAGCAGTAGCAGCGACTTTAATCATTCGCCCGTCTGTGCTACTCGATAAAGCGATTTTGCTGAATGTTGCCATTGTGTTCCTTTGCTATCCGAAGACTTGTGTGCCTAAGACTATCTGATCACTGTCACCGCTCGCACCGAATTGGTTCCAAGATGCTCCGTCATAGTAATAAACAGAATTATCTGCATCAATGTAGGCGAACATTCCTTCTGCCAAAGTTGGTTCACCGGCACCACCGAACGCTGCATCTCTAGCTGCCGTGGTGGCAAACCGCATGATGCTTTGATCCATCAAATAGGTGTTGACTTGTGCAGCTGTTAATACATCGCCACTGACGAAAAGTTTGGATCCTGCGCCTGCCATATTGATTCCTATACTAGCCCAACATCGACATCGTCGAGTTCGGACTGATCGAGTATGAATGCGGTCAAGAGTTGTGCTTGACCTAACCCGAATCTTATCCGATGATCAGAGGTTGTGATGTCGTGATTGACGGATTCGATGAACACCGAATCGGTGCGGGTTAGCGGTAGTCCTGTTGTGTAGGTTTTGGTGACGTTGATGACATCGCCGACATCGAGTGCCAGCACGGTCGGCCAGAGTGCTGTACCGCAAGCGTTCAGGCTGGTTGATATCTCGTTGAAGCGGATGATTGGTTCTTTGTATTTGTCGAGCAGGTTTTGTGCCAATGCCGACCCAGCCGCCTCATCAACTAGCGGTACTTGCGAAAACGATAAAGTTTGCACACCATATTTGCCTTGGCTTGTCGAGTCGGCTGCGACTTGTGCTGCGGTACCACCTTCAACATCTACCTGTACACGGTTGAACAATGTTTCTTGACCGTATGCGACACCGATAGACAGGATCGGTATCTCGTTGGTGGCTGTGCCACCGAACGATGCGATGGCGGTTGAGAACGTGAAATCTATTCTCGGATCAAACACAATCTGGTTTTTTCGATTTGCGAAGAGCCTGCCGTCCTCTGCGACTGCGACTGCTTGTAACGCAGTCAACGTGTTTGTGTTGTCCGGATAGGCGACGGTGCCGCATGTTGCGACGCCTGTGGCGATGTCACGCAATGCCGTTGAGTAGGCAACCTCGGCTCGATCCAAGATCGCTGTGACTCGCGCCGAAGTCAACTGTGACGATGGAGTGAACGCAGTCAAACTGGTTCGGCTCAACTCGTACAGACCGTCTGCTGCGATGATAGATGCGAACGACAGGTTCGGCATCTCATAGGTGATGTCGAGGTCGGTGATTGCACCAACGAACAGTTCGGCTGTGCCGGCAAGAACCTTAATCGCACGTCTCGGTGCTAGATCGAAGTCGCCCGCATACCAAGTTGACGCGGTATTCGCTGGGTCGAAGAGTCGACCTGATGCGCGGTCGTCAGCCAAGATGCGGCAGGTACCTGGTTGGAATTGTTCTGTTTGTGCGCCACGGCCACGCTGAACCGATACGGCGAGAATGTATTCGGTTGCGTCCACGAAATCGGTTGAACCATTCAACACATCCGTACCATCAAGCGTTGATGAGTCGAGTATGAATGCGTCAGTGATCGCACCGACATCTAACAGAACCGAATACTCTTGACCCCACTTGAGTGTCTTAGGCATAATTACGCAACCGCGAACTCTAAGAAGTTCCCACCAGCGATCCGACTATATTGCTGCAACACCTCAACAATCTGACGACCAGCCTCAACACCATTCGTGCCGATACCCGTGTTGATATTGACATTCACACCTGTGCCACCACGAACATCGGAAGGTGCAGTAGGCGAAACAGGTGTTGGTACAGTCGGCAAAGATGGGATGGTCAAGTTGGGTCGACCTGTGTTCTTGGCTGCATCAGTAGCGGCTTTGATTGCTTCGGCGAGACGCTCATATGCTTCAGTTTCGGCATCTATCGCATCAGTCAACTTTTCTGATGCAGAAGTTTGACGTTCTTTTGCGTCATCGACTTCTTTCAATAGTTTGTTGTAAAGATCAGAGCCAACGACAGCACCGTTGACTGCTTCGTTAAGTATGAATTGTGCGTCAGCCAAACCGTTTGTTGCTTCTTCTTGGGCTTCGGTTGCGTCTTTGACCGCAAGTTTTGCTTCAGCCAAATCAATCTCAGCCTGACGGATAGCCTGCGCACTTGAGGTCGGGTCGGCTCGAAGTTCGGCAAGTTTCTTTTCAGCATCAGCAACAGCGAACACCGACTCTTCAACTCGATATCCAGCCGCTTCAACATTGCGTTGAGCTTTGCTTAGTTCCTTCTGGGCTGCTTTAGCCTCAGCAGAATCCGCACCATAGCCTGCGACTGCTTTGTTGAATCGGTCTTGTGCTGCGGCAAGATCGGTGTTGGCCGAGTTCAAAGACTTCTGCGCATCAGCAGTAGCCTTCTGCGAGCGAGTATAAGACTTCGAAGCAACCTCGGATTGTTTCAACGCATCCGTGTACTTCTTCATTTTTTCGGCGGCAGTTTCAACGGTTTTTGAAACACCACCAGTCGCCTTATCAAACTGACCATACGACACTTTGGTGACACCCAAAGAGAACGCTAGTTGTGTCAACCGATCAGCCTGTGTCGCTAATTGTTTGGCGATTGGCACTTTTAGAATCTCGCGACATGCACCAGCAATCTCAAGATATTTTGTACCAATCTGTTCGGCAATAGGAATTGATCGATACTGTGTTTCAGCAATTTCTTCTGTTCGTTTCTTGACATTCATCATCGGAATGTCAAGCGGAAGGATGATGTTTAGAAGGCTGTTGAAACCATTAACTACCTTCTGTGTCATAATCCAAAGATTTTCAAAATTGCCGGTCACTTTAATAATCACCAAAGTCAAGGCGGCGACACCTGCAATAAATAGGCCGAGCGGATTCGCTACCAATAACGCATTCCAGATTGCTTGTGCTGCTGCGACCGCAGCGATTCGAAGCGGAAGAAGTTTCAGATAGGTGGCATAGAGAAGAACGGCACCAGCAACAGAAGTGAAGGTGATGACAAGCGCACCAAACAATGTCGAATGTTGCTGTGCCAATGTTGCCAATGCTTGAAACAATGGCAGAATTGCAGCCAACGCCGGCAACAATAGTTGACCCAATGACGTCTGCAAGTCATTGAAACTATTTCTCAACGCCTGCATCTGTCCTTCAGGTGTGTCTCTCAACGTCTTGTTGAAACCTTCATATGTCGAGTTGAGTACCTCGACAAGTGCCGCAGATCGTTGCGCTTCCGTACCGTTCTTGATCAACTCTTTTGTGTTCGCGTCTAGTACGAAACCGCTCTTTGTGAGGCTTGCGAAGTTGCCTTGCAGTGCTTGTGCAAGTCCATTGGTCATTGACTTGAACTCTTCGGTGCTTGCAGCCGCACCTTTTTCTGCTGTTACATAGTCAAGGATTGCAGGTGTCAGTCGTTTGATTGTGTCTACTGACAAATCGAATGTGGCCAACTGAGATTGAACGACCGATGTTGTGCCTGCTGATACAACACCGACTCTTTGTAGTGCTTCGGCTTGATAGTTGAGAGATTCAATTTGATCATCTGAAGCATCGACGGTTTGTCTGAGTATCGTGGCAAGACGGGTTTGTTCGGCTTGGGCTTGTAGTGCGGCTTGAACCGAATTGGTCATCAGTGCGACACCGGAAGCGAAACCTGCGGCGGCTGAGATGGTTACTTGCTTGAAGATGCTTTCAAGTTGTTTGGATTGAACACCTAACGTACCTGTGGCTTTTTCGCCTTCGGCTTGTAGTTTCTTGAACGCGGCGACAGCACTACCTGCGTCACCGAGAATCTTTACAACGAATGTGCGTTCACCTGCCATGGTGACGCAATTCTACTCAGTTTATGCCTGCTCGTTTCTTGAAGTCAGCCCACTCAACTTGAATGCTTCTATGTATCTGTTGCTGTGTCATGCCATCATATTTTGACAAGTCAACTGGTGCATCCCACCAACGCGGATCTGTGACATGACGATTTTTCTTTGTGCTGGTGCGTTGCACAGTCGAGCGGATGCTCGGTGTTGAGAATGTGCGTGTCGGTGCTGCGATATCTGTGATGGTCGGGTCAAGGAATCGCCAACCTGAATGATGTGTGTGGAATGGTTGACCTGCTTCGTGTTGTGGCAGATAGAAGATACGGGCAGGATCTTTGGTGGCTGGGTCGCCTTTGAGACGAAGTCGCTCATGTGTCTCATGCCAGACTTCTTCCCAATTCTGTACCGGCACAGCTTGTTCGAATGGAACGACAACGTGCCAGTGTGGGTCATTGTCGCGATGTGACCAGGTTGTGTACGCAAAGTGTATATACGATCCGAGATCAGCCTGCTCGAATGCTTCACCGTCAAGGTCGGCAACCAATGCCCAGACATGTGACACATTGCGATTGCCACGGGTCGTGTACTCGCGATAGGTGACTGGTGAGTACAATTTGCCGTCGGACTTCTGTTCACGTTCTTGATGGTTGCCGAGTATTGCTGCGAAGTCCATCCAAGATGTGGCGATGGTTTTTGGGTAGATGGATTTGACGGACGGGAAACCGACGACTTCAAACATTGTGCAGAACCTCCTAGGTTCAGGATAGCGAATCCTGAGCCGAATGCAAGTATCAGCCGATATCTAGTTTTTTGACCACATCTTCAATGCCATCTAGGTATCTTTTGGCAATCTCGTTCTTTTTCTTGCGAACAGTCGGCCAGAAGAAGTAGCCAGATTGTCCTCGATGTCTCAAGAATTGTTTCGTGGTCGGTCTGGCACCGCCACCGAACTCTGCACCGAAGAACACATCACCCATCGTCACTTTGCGTGTCAGACCTGGACCTTGTACTAAACCACGTTTACGATTTGACCTTGATTTAGATTTGAAGTGCATGTTTGGTTGTAAACGGATTGAAGGCACACGATCTTTTCTTACCTTCAACCCTCGCGTGACTTCTAATGCTTGACGCGAACGACTGACAGTTCCAGCCTCAACTCTTACCGCAGCCAACAAGTCAACTGCCAAATCGGTTGATACTTTACGAACCATCTCGTTGAAGAATGGGCTTGCTTTAGAGAAGCCACGAAGCATGTCATATAGACCTTCGACTTCTACTGCGATGCCAACTCCGCCAGCTCGACCAACAGTTGAACCTAGATCACCTGGCTGATTAGGGAATGCCGACTTGAGATTCTTCGGTACTGGGAATGCCATTATTTGATCCTCTGTGGTGGGTTGGATTTGATGTTCTTCCAGCGCAGATATCCGACCATCGTGTACAGCATTCTAGGTGATTCTTGCAATAGCAAACTTGGCGCGATATGTGTTTCGCAGGCAAGATATGCGATCAGCCAGTGGGCTGAGGATTCTCCAAAGGGACGATCACCGAATCATCGGTTGCGACCTCCAACATCTCAACTGTCTCGGTCCATTCTTCAAATGTGACTTTGACCAAGTTGCGACGCTTCAACGAATGCCAACACAACCATGCAAGGTCAGTCAATTTGACATCGCTTTGCATACTTGTGATTGGACGATTCTTTTCGCTTTCGAAGGCGATGAAGTCCGCGAAGTGTGCAGTGACTTTTTCTTTGACGCCCGTGTTGAGCGTTATTTCCATTGCTAATTTCATTCTTACCTCCTGATTGTTTTGTTAAGAATTATGCAGTTGTCTTGGTGATTGTTCCGCTGATCGGCCACGTTACGTCGGCTGTGTTTAGCTCGCCCACCGCACCGTTTACGGGCGACCATTCCGTTACAAGAACCTGGAACTGGAAATGTGGCGAGGCCGTACTTGCTGCGGCTGTGCCGGCTGGTTTGATAACCATGGTCACGGCTGTCGAGCCAACGAGTGGATAGATCAAGCCTTCGACTGACGAGTATTCGTTGTGAAGTGAAAGTGTCACCGAGTTGTCAATCAAGCCTGCGACGCGAGTTACTGCACCACCAGATCCGAATGATGTTGTTGGTACTTCTGCGGCTGATGTGGACAATGTGATTGCAGCGACATCGTTTGAGATGTCTGTGCCATTAAGTGTGACCACTGAGTTTGTGAGAACTAACTTTGCCATGATTTTTTATCTCCTGCCTTGTCGGCGATAGAAGTTGATTTTTCTGCCACCAGAACAATGCGACCCGATGCCAGTAGAGAGTCTAGATGGTCAACTTCGTTGCCATCAATAGTGGCTGGATATTGTTTGTCTAGAACCGTGAAGCCCTGGACGACCTGATATTTTGCCATAGGTCTAAGCGTACACCACGACACGGAAATCGACTGTCAGATAGGTTGTGTCATTCGCGTCAACGGTTGTGATGTTGGATGCTTCTTCGACGATCAATGTTTTGGCGTATCCGCCGAGGGTTGTGTCGGCTTCGATTGCGGCACGAATCCCATTGTCATAAGACAGGTAGGTGTCCATCAGGTTTTGTGCTGTGCGTTCGGCTGCACGACCCACGATCACGCTCACTGTGAAGACGTGGGTGACTAAGCCTGCTCGCATCGCGCCGTGATAGGTGATTGACTCCAAGGTTGGCCATGCGATACCGCCGATGGACGGGTTTACTTGGTCGGGTTGTTGTGCGTAGGCGCGAAGGTTCGTGATTGTTTCAAGCCGAGTCTTGATGCCGTTCTTTAGTTCGGTGACTGTTGCGCTCATGCGAACATCCGCATTCGGCGATATGGCTCGACAAGTTGTGCGACGTCTGGGTCGAGTGCGCGTGTCACTCGTATCGCACCCAAGTCTCCGAAGCCGGCAACGCCGAGCGGTGAATCGTAACGCTTAAAGATTCTCGATGCCTGAATGATCACAGCCTGTGTGATTGGTTCAGGTACAGATGGCCAACCGTAGATAGCGGTGAGTTGCACCAATGCTTCCGATCCGAAGTTCGCGTTCAATGTCGGGAACAGATAGTCGCCGACTGCACGAATGCGTGTATATGCAACGGTCAGTCCGTCCAAGATTCCGTTGACTGGTTCTAGTTGATAGTCGGATGCTGTCCATGTGACATCGAAGTTGCCGTCTGCGTTCGTTGAGGTTTTGAGTGTGATCGCAGTTGATGAGATGTCGTCAATCTCGCAAACAAACTCGTCGCCTGCCGTGAACACTCTGGTTGTCGCCGAACCGTAAACCCAGAACTGTCGGTTTGCATAGCCGTCAATTAGTCGCGAAGCAGCACCGGCACAGTTGTCAATCAGTTCGTCGTCTTGTGTGTCGGCTGTGCCGATACGAAGAGCAGCCTTGATCTGGTTGCGTGTGGCGTAACCGTTAGTGATGGTCATGGTCTTCCTATCCTACTCAACAATCAACAATTCGTGAGATGGTTGCAGTCGGAAGAATCTTACTCCATACAGTTCACGCAACTTGCCGACAACCACACCGAACTGCTGACGCCAACCATCCATCGCACCATTCGACTTGCGATATCCAGCGAAGTTCTCTTGCCCATCTATCAATCCCAAGTCAACGCCGACAAGGTTGATTTGTGACGCACCCATGTAGCAGGCAAGGTGCATCGCGATATGTGCCGAAGTGCCGCCACAAACCAGCACATCAGGATCGGTCGGCCAACCAGCCTCAGGGTTCCAGAACGGTTTGTGTGGACGGAACGTCACATTGTTGCCGACACCGACATGAGTGGCAGTCATGTCTGATGCCTCAAGATTCATGTCGGGACAGACAACGATGATGTGCGGATAGTCGGCGACATTCTTTGCGACAACTGGATGATGTGTCGAATAGTTTGTCGCCACATAGAAATCGGCAAGTCCGAACACATACCCGACCTCATTGATAGCGACCACAGTTTTGCCTTCAAAGAATTGTGGTGTCACCCATCCCATACTTGGACCAGATCCACACACCCAAATCTGTTCACCTTTGTGACGGTCTTTCAGATCAGGCAGAATCATTCAGCCAACTTCGGCGGCCAATCCTCACCAGGTATCACACGACCAGACTTCAACAACTGGCAGAACTCGACAACATCCTGTTCAGCCTGCCTGTCAGGTTGAGCTGTCAACGCATCATCGTGCCGAACCCAAGTCCACACACAACGCGAATCAAACGACGCTTCAACGTTATGTGAACGCATCTCGCACCAATGAACCCAATCAACATACTTGTGTGAACGGTAAGGAATCTTCAACCAAGTCTTGCGACGAATCACTGCCAACCCTGGCATACCGTTGTTGCCCATGTTCAACAGATTGTGGTATTGGTCAGGTGTGCCGTAGCACAGTCCGCCGTTCCATCTGCCACGCACATTCACCGCGTCACCTTGCAGAACAAGACCATCAAAGAAGTTCGGGTCCATCGTGTCATCGACTGGAAGATGTGTACACCATTCCGCTGACGCTTCACGCACACCCACGTTCACACACGGCCAGATGCGATCATCCCAATACGGCACAACCTTCCACCAAGACGGCACATCAACTCTGGCACGAGTCACAAGAATCACTTCCTGCGGCTTGACTGTCAACGCCTCAATGGATGCAATGAACCCTTCACCGAACCGATCCCAATAGTTCTGTTCGAATGGTGAGATGATTGCTACCGGCGTCGATACCACGACAACGGTGCCTTCCCTTCACGGATCCACGGAATCCACGAATCATCCATCTGTACTTCAATCAACTGTTCGCCGCGTATCGAGCGACCGATCCGATAGTTCTCAGCCATGAATCCTTCAGGGTCATCGACCATAAGTTCTTGGTGCGAGAAGGATCGCATCTTGTTCGCGGCCCATTCAGGTCCACCCATCCAAGACACATGCCAACCTGACCGCAAATTAGGTAGCCGTTCACGGTTGGATCGTAGATGTTGCGCACCACCAGCGCGTCGCCCGTAAGGACCTGCGACCATAGTGTGTTCATCCGATAGACGCCAATAAGCGGACATCACTAGGCGTTTCATTAGGTAGACACGCCAACCTTCTTTCAGTATGTCGATGTCGGCTGGGTTCCAGATCTCGTCACAGTCGGCAACGGTCACGATGTCGTCGGCTTCTGGTGCGAACTCTTGCAATGCGACAAACAGATGGTTGCGTTGTGCGTGTTCAGCCGCCCAACCTAACTGGTGCGGGTTCGGTTCGAATGTTTCGTAGTGGATTTTGTCGCGCCACTTGTAGAACCTGTCAAGGTCAATGCCGTGTGGTTTGGGTTGGCCCATAAAAGTTGTTGACGATTCGACAATGATCATCTTGTCTACGACATCGCCGAGTTCAGAGAGGCGACATTCGAGCATGTCGTGTTCTTGGTTGAACAGGATGCAGTCAAAGATTCTCATCGTCGTGACTGCCCAATCAATAGAACACGGTTGTCGTTCATCACAATCTTTGTGTCGATGGTGCAATGTTTGTTGAACTCGCGTATCAAATCGAATACGTCCGGCACATGCCATTCGGTTTCTATCGGGACATATTCGTGAACGATCAACCAGTTGCATCTTTTGGCTGCTTCGGCGATAACTTCACGCCAGTCAGGTTGCACATACAAGGTTTGTGACATGACCGCGCAATCGTACCCACCTGACTTCGCTGCGGTCAGACCGTCACCGACACGGAAATCAATGTTCGGATATGACGCTTTCGCTTTACGGATCGCCATCTCCGAAATGTCATAGGCGACAATCCTTCTGCCACGCAACGCCATCAGATGTGTTTGCGCACCTTTACCACAACCGATATCCAGTATCGAAGTGAACGAGAACGCCGACATCACCGTGGACAGAAGCCGATAGCTGATAGGTCGCAGATCCGACTGATACCACGCATCGAAGTCTTCTTCTTGTTCGGCTTGATACATTGCGTCAAAGTCTGCGCTGGTCGGCGAAAGATAATCGTGGTATCTGGCCATCAATCCCAACTCAAATCAATGCGCCGTTGCAAATCCCATTCACCAGCATCAAGACGCACATTGCGCAACTTGAACAACTCAAGGTTCGATTCGAAGGTTGCCTGGTTCTTGGCGATGAATGTCGGGTCGGATTGCAATGTGGATGAGTTGTCGTGATAGACGATCGCCTGTGATTTGGTTATCTGTTTACCCATGCGCAATGCGCGACGCTCATAGTCGTTGTCTTCGAAATATGCCGGATGGAATGCTTCACAAAATAAGCCGACATCTTTGACTACTTGTGAGCCGATCCACGCACAGCACCAACCTGGTTGACCTGCTAAATGAATCTCGTCTGTGTGGCATTCACGGTAGAACTTTTGAAGTTCGCCGCGCTCGAAGAATGCGTCCGAGTTTAGAAGAATCCAACCCGATGCGAACGGTGTCATCTTGATACCAAGATTCCAAGATGTCGCCACACCGAGATTGCTCGGCATATCCAAGACATATCGGTTCTTGATGTTTGAGTTCTTCGGCAACGACAAACAATCCTTCTCGATCATTCCGCCGTTGTCGATGATGATCAGATGTTCAACCGCATAATCGATTGTTCTGATACATCGTTCAAGTAGGTCATATCGGTTGAGTACGGGTATGACTATGACCGGCACCATGCAGACAGCTCCTTCATTGCAGGCTTCCAAAACTGCTCAAAAACCTTGTCGGCTCCATACCCTAGGGCATGGGTGATCGCGTCCTGAGAACGGCTTCTAGGCGCGTTATAGGCCATCTTCAAGGCATTGACGATGTCAGGCACGTTCGGTGTGAAGAACCATGAAGCCTGCGCCGCATCCCACCACGGCTGACCATCAACCGTCCAGCCGTCACCGACCAGTTCAGGTTGCGCCGTAAAGTTAGAAACAATCACCCGCGTCCCACAGGCCTGTGCCTCAATGACTGGAATGCCGAATCCTTCACCCATCGAGCAGGCAAGAAGAACATCGGACGCCGTGTACATCGCAGCCATCACATTCTGAGGCAACGAATGACGATACGCATACTGGTCAACAACCTTGTATTTATCCTTCGACACACCGACCGCATCCAACAATGTCGGCAAACTAATCCCAGACATCGCACCATCAGGCTCCGTGTACAAATACAACACAGCATCAGGATGATCCTTGGCGAAGATAGAGAACGCAAGAATGTTCTCGGCCCAAGCCTTACGAGCAGGCTGCGAACCTTTATTCGTCGCAACCATAGACACCACGAACCTGTCCTCTTCCCAACCCATGAACTCTCGACCAGTCATCTTGCGACCGTTGGCAAGCATCACAGAATCGGTCGGCTGAAACACAGGCTCGATTGCGTGAGGAACATACAAGTGTTCGACACCTGCCGTCTCCAACATTCGTGAACCAAACTTGGACATCGCTATCGGACGCACATTGTCACGCTCACACCATCTCAACACATCTGGCGGTGTCGGCTGATGATCAATAGGAACCCACGATGCGATGTTCTTCAAAGTTTTCAATGATTCAGATTTCAACACCCACACATCAAACAAAGTCATCAACAACGTAGGTGTCGACAGATCCTGATTTGCCCACTCCATGGTGTGCGCGACAACGACATCGTCGCTGTATGTTGCGAGTCCTTGCGGATAGATTTTGAAACCATTCCAAGTTGATGTCGCGCCTGACAGGCCGTACATCGCGTGGACTGCTACTTGGTGGTCTTCTTTCGCGAGCCTTTGGATGACTTGCGCGGTTTGCTGTCCGTATCCTGTGGAAGCCCATGGAGCATTGCTGTACCAGAGGACTCTGAGTCTGTCGGGATTGGTAGGTCGGACACTTCCAACGAGTGCGCTACGCCCGCTCGGAGCAAACGCTCCGCTAAATACCCTGGCATCTCCACCGGTATGCCTTTGACTATTACGGTTTGCCACATGATCCTCCTAAGAATAGTGCAGAAATGGAAAGTCCACGGCCAACCCTGCACGAAATGGCCGTGGACTTAATCCTAGTCACAGTCCTTGCGGACTGTCATGTCTGTTTATCGGTTGCTCTAATTAAGCAGCATTACCGATGAAGTGTTTGACATGTGATGTTTGTGGCAAGTTGCCATCAACACGCATTGTTGCGCGGAAGGTAACAAGGCCTGAGCTGAATGCGAAGTCATCGCTTCGATCCAACTTGATGCCGCCAACTTGACGAACATAGTACGAAGGAAGGTGTCCAAAGATTACCGACTTCGCGCTAACTGCTGTGTCAACGATTGCTGGGTTCTCGTATACCGGATATCCAAGGAGCAAGTCTTGTGCATCAGCATTCAATGCTGGTGAGAAGACGTAGTTGCCTGCGGTGTCCTTCAACGAACGCATCTTCGCGATTGAAGACGAGTTCATCTGGAAGCCCGAACCTGCAAGACGACGACCTGCTGTGTCTACCGAGTAGACCAGGCTGATCAAGTTGTCTGCTGTGAACGCACCCGACACACCCGTTCCGCCGGTGACGCCGAGCGATGAAGCCACGACGATACCTTTTGGTTGGTTTGTGCCTGAACCAGTTGTCAACGCTGCGTTGACACGGTAGCCAAGTTCGTTGCCGACTTGATCTGCCAAGAATGACAAGATGTCGACACCGCTGTCTTCGATCAACTCTGTTGAGAGTTGAACAAGGAACGAATACTTGTACGCACCAAGAGTGACGAACTGATTAAATACAGGATCGCTCTCAGCGATTGCTGTACCTTCACCTGTGATTGCTGCCGTTGAATACTGAGCAAGTGATGGAATCTGAAGATTCTCACCCGATGCAGTGTTCAATACAGTTGATGTCTGGAGCATCGGACCAACGTGACGAGCAAGCATGATGACCTGATCGTAGAAAGATGTTGGAACTGGTGAACCAGTTGATGTCTTTACAACATCACGCTTTTCAAACGAGTACGAACGAAGTTCGCCTTTTGCCATCGAGCGGATAACTTCTGCATCCGAACGAACACCGCGTGGTGCATCAGCGACTGGACGAACCTGGTCTGCGATGTCACGAGTTGCTGCTTCAAGACGAAGTTCACGGGCCTCATCGGCGCGGAGCTTCTCGATTGTTGCTTGGCGATCCTCAAGTTCTTTGGTGATGCGCTCGTATGACTGTGTTTCTTCTGCTGTCAGGTCACGCTTCTCAGCGGCTGCAACATCAAGAATCTTCTTTGCGGCTTCCCACGCTGTAGCGCGTTGAGCCATTTGTTGTTCAATGAATTGTTTCATGATTTCTCCATGATTGGTTGATATGTGGATGCGCAGGATTGTTTATTCCGATGGCGCGGGTCGCTGACCAATCTCTAGTCGTAGCGGGACGCTTACCGACAGACCGAGTGTATATGAGAAACTAGAAAGTTTTCAACAGTTCAAGATGTTTCGCCAACAGATTCACCGACGAAGGAACCTTGGCTGGTTCGGCTCGAAGTTTGCTGACCGCGCTCGACAACAGATCAGCCGACTCATCCGACAAAGTGCCACCAGCCTCAAGGACCGTGATCGCTTCAGCGAGTTTGTCTGCGTCAACACCTGTGCGCTCGGCAAGGATGTCAAGAGATCGGACAGAAGCCGAAGTGGCCGTGTAAGCAGGGAACCCTGTCACAACCGAAACCTCATGCAAACGTACCTGACGCAGTTCGCGAGTCATGCCGTCATCTGACCATTTGTCGCCACCGGATGGAACAGAGAACCCGAATGACATCGAGTCAACATCGCCGCGCTTCATCAACACCGACAAGTCACGACCGACCGTCGTATCAGGTAGATCGGCGTTCACCAACAAACCTTTTGAATCTTCTTCAAGACGCAAAGTCTTCGATCGTGTCGAAGCAAGAAGCATTGACGAGTCATGATTCATGTACATCTTGATTGTGTTGCGACCCTTCAAAGATTTCTTAAATGCACCTGGTGCGATTCGCTCGATGAACGGCAACGGTTCAGAGTCAGAATTGAACACCGCCGCATAACCTGTGAAAGACATTCCGTCACCAGTAGGACCTTGACGCAATTCAAAATCGTTGATGTGAATGCGGCGTGTCTCTACAGGCATGGATTCCATGGTTGGAATGTTAGCAAAGTATTCATCCTTCTTGCGATGAAACGAGAACAGTCCACGCTCGGCCTGTATCGCATCAGATTTTCTTGCGAACCAATCTCGTGCCGGCTGAGGGTTCAACGGGTTGATGCCCCACAAATAATGTGCGACCGCACCCGCACCAGGGAACTGATCGTTGGTCGAGTCCGAGTTCTTTGGTGCTTGTAGGTCTACGGCGTGTCGTTGCGCCCATGCGTTCGCTCGCACAACTTTGTCTTCGGTGATGTCGCCTCGCGCCATGTCTCGTGCCTCACGAACGGTTCTATCGACCAGCCCTTCACCCGCGAGACCTTGACCGTAGTAGTCCAATCCTTTTCGGGCTGCGGTGCGAATGTAGACAGGAACTTCGAGAGATACTTGACGCACCGATTCTTGTTCTTCTTCTTCTTCCTCCTCTTCCTCTTCCATTTCTTCTTCGTGCGGTTGCCATGCGTTGCAATAGAATCCGCCGTCAACATACTCATCCCACTTCTCGCACCATGCTTTGAGATTGTCGCCATCTGCGATCACATTGTCATCATCGTAGAACGCACAGTTCCCGCAAGCGCGACCTTCAGGAACATCAGCCGACAACGCAGGCCGATAATTATCAGGCAACGCACGTTCACCACCAGGTTCCATATCCTCGGCGATAGACACCGCAACCATCTGATCGATTGCATCCTGTTTCGTCGAGTGACAACCGATCACTTCACCATCTTCTTTAATGGTTGCCCACCCAGAACAATCTGGTGATTTGTCGGTAATGAAGTAAGGCATTAGAATCTTGACACGAACACATGAACTTGCGGTGTTGCCGAACTTGCTATCGCAAACAATTCATCGCCTGGATACAAAACAAGCTTCAAAGTTTCGGTGTCAGGGACATGCAATCCGTTCAATGCAGTTCCCAATGATGAATCGCCGATATATATAGAATCATTGCCACCATGATCATGGTTATGAACAATGATCTGCTGCGCCATTACCTGAGCAGGCACAATCTTGGTTGCAGTACCAGCATTCAAAGTGTATTTAGCAGCAAAGATACTCATGGCATCAACAATAATACTTCAGCGTCGTCGTCAAGAATGCTGAATGTGATCGTGGATGTTGATTGCGATGTCATGCCACCAAGACTCGTCAAAGATACCGCATAGCGTCGTTTCGGTTGGATGACAGGTATCTCGACGATTGGCTCGATGACGGGTTCAATCTTTTTGCGTGGCGTCGTTGAATAAACTCTGCGACCACCAGACGGTGCCGGTGTTGGCTCAGGTTCTGGTGGTGTTGGTATCGAATCAACTGTTGCGACTAGACCGCCGAGGCTTGCTGTTGCGATGGCGTTCTGTTCGACTGCTGTGATAGCCGAAGCGGCAAGACCGCCGAGGGTAGCCGATGCGGTTGCTGGTAGTGCAACTGTGGCAGTGGCCGAAGAAGCAAGACCGCCAAGGTCAGCGGATGCTGTTGCCGGTAGGACAACTGTTGCGGTCGCCGAAGAAACAAGACCACCAAGATCGGCAGACGCCGTCGCAGGTAAAACAACTGTCGCGGTCGCGGTACTCGACAAACCATCAAGCGACGCTGAAGCAGTAACCGAATGTGCAACGGTCGCTATCGCTGACGCCGACATTCCACCAAGCGACGCTGAACCTGTGGCTGTGGTTAAGAACTCTGCACCATCAAGAACTCTTGTGCCATCAAGTGTGCTGGAATCGAGAAGGAATGCAAGACCGCCATCCAACCCGTAGGTGGCGTCGTTAAGTTCGCTCGTGTCGAGCAGGAATCTTTTGACCGCCATCGCGGCCTACTAACTAGCGACAGTTAGCGAAGCAGACAGATTGCCAGATGAAATTGTGTATGTATCGCCTGCTGTATAGGCGTTGCCTGTGATCGTGCCTGAGAACAAGAAGTTGCCTGCACTTATATTGTCCCAAGCGGTGAAGTGTGTTGCGTCTTGCGAACCTGCGATATTCGTCCAACTGATATCGGCATCCGATGTGATCGCACCATTTGACGCAGCACCAAACGAAACAGATTTGCGTGTCGTTTCGGTCGCAGCATTCGAAGTGCCTGCTGCACCTGGATCACCGACATGAAGTTTGATGTACACAGTTGACACCGAATACGCAGTCGCGTTACCGAGCGCGTCAAGAAACGAGTTGCAAAGATAAGCAGATAAACCTGTAGCCATTACTCTTCAACCCTTTCGGTGATAGTCAAGATTCTACCTTCGGTGTCACGTTCAACTGTGCGGACAGTCGGCTTGTTCTCCGGCACGTTCACACGCACCACAGTTTCAGGAACATTGATGACAGGTGCGGCCACGTTTACGTTCGCTGGTGGAACATTCACAACCACTTCAGGCATCGTCACATTCACGTCACGCTGATTCACGTCATAGGTCGGTGTCGGTTCAGCAACCTGTTGCAAGAGAACTGGTGCGACGCCTGTGTGAACGATCGGCTCGATGTCAAGTGCTTTCAATACTGATGCTGGTTCGAAACCTGCGTTGATGAGGCGTTGAGCCATCAATGTTTTGCGGTCAAGTTCGGTGAGTCCAGCAGCGGCAAGATCGACGTTCGCGAGAGGTACACGATAAGCATCGCCACCTTCAGCCGGACGCAAATCCTCGAATCGGCGAACATCGTTGATTGACAACCAGCCTGCTTGTAGTCCTGATGAGTATCCTGCGACTCGTGAACCGAAGTCGCCGCGCATCAAACCATCAAGGTTGAACTTCATGAACGCACCATTGGTGAGAAGTTTGTTGGAGTATCCGTCTTCGATCTTGGTGACGTATGGTCGGAGTGTGTGCATTACGAAGTGGATGCCGTTCATTTCAACCGAAGCGTAAGCTTGCGCACCTGACTGGATCACACCAGCCATCGATGGTGGTACACGGAACGCACGAAGGATTTCTTCGACTGCGAACTGTCGTGATTGTAGGAACTGTGAGTCGTCTGGTGCGACCGAAGTTGTCGTGTACTTTGCGCCGCCGAACAGGATGCCTGGACGATGTGAACGACGCAAACCTTTGTGACCTTCTTCGAATCCGTCAACAAGCGACTTGGCTTGTTCACGGGTCAGGTTGCCTGGGAACTCGATGATGCCAGAAGTGTGCGAACCTTGACCGAAGAACCTCGCAGCGAACTCTTCCAATGCCTTCGACAATCCAAGGTTCTCTTTGATTAGTTCAATGCGTGAACGGCCACGAAGATCACCAGGCAAACGCAACTCGGACAGATGAATCATGTCATCATGCTCGATGACATACTGGTTGTCGTAGACGTAGATGATGCGACGTGACTCATCGCGTTTCACTTCAACTTTCAACGGATTCAAAACCGACAAACCAGCGACACCTTGATCGTCGCGAATAATGCGAGTGAACGAGTTGCCGTTCAACAGCATCGAGACAAGTACCTGTTGGAAGTGGTCGGTGCGTGACACACCGATTTCGGGCATGTCAACCCATTCTGGTCGTGGTCGGTAAGGACGGCGATCACCATCGACACGAATGTATGTGTCGACTGGCAGAGTTGAGATAGAGTCAGCGATCAGTCGGACACACGCATACACGGTTCCGATTTTGAGTGAATCTTCTTGTGTGACAACTGTGCCGGCGTTCGTTGTGAATTGGAATGCGTCACCTGCCGCGAACAAAGATTGGAATGAGATCGCTCTCTCTTCCTCTCTTGGGTTGAACAGTCTTGACAACATTAGTTTTTAGCCGCTTTCTTTGACCGCTCGAAAGCCAACGTGAAGGCCAACAGAGATACGCCCATAAAGATTAGCCCAAGCGGTAGAGCAATGTAAAATACGCCGACCGCAATCAACAAAATTGCCACCAGTTCCAATAATAAAATAATCATCTCTCTCCTCACACTACGAAAAACCCTGGTTGCTGAACACTCTCGACTCGTCTCGTTGCACGATCCACAGCCATCGCCAATGCTATCGCAGCGTCAATCTTGCGTTTCGATTTACCTTTAGACAAACGCCAACCCATATCGGTCGAGCGTTGCGCCGCCGACAACACTTGATCGGTGAATACTGGATCACCGTTGTGTGAGAGCCGACCGTTCACGATGAACTCGTACAAAGTTCCACAAGCCGGCACCATACGCGCAGTCGACTGGCTGAACTCAACCATTGTGAACCCTTCATCGGACATCGCTTCTGCTGAACGCTGAAAGAACGCTGGGTCATAGGCGAACTCTTGCACCGTGTACTCGCGACCAAGATCACGGATGTGTTGCTCGACTGCGGCCACATCCATCACACCGCCATCAGGATGCCAAATCTTTGCCCGAACAACAATCCGACCAGACTCTTGCGGTTGCGCAACCACGACCGCAATCGAGTCATGCTTCAACGCCATGTCAATGCCGACGAACACAGGAATGTTCGGATCAAGTTCATCATCGCTACGACACAATTCCCACGCACCCTTCGGCAACCACGATTCACCATCTGTGCGAACCCACTGATTCAGGCGATACCGACGGAACGCGACTTCGGCAGTTTGCATCATCGACACTTCCATGTCATCCATGTCAAGCAAACCCTCAGCCAAGTTTGGATTGGCTTGCGCCCAAGCATCTCGGTCATGAATCTCGCAGTCCGCTTTTGCTTCCCACCACCAGAACCCAAACCGTTCATCCTGTTTTGTGCCTGAGATAATTTCTTTGCCGTAGTTGTAAAGACGGCCACACACCGTATCCAAGTCAT